CAACACTAAGGCAAAGCCACAGCACCAAGGTAATGAAGCACACAAGGTACGCAAGAACCCCAAGGTAGCCAATGAGGTAAATAGGCTCGAGGCGCTAAAACAGATACGGGAACTGCATTCCCCTGCTCAAATAAGGGCGACAGTAATCGAGCGCCTGCAATTAGAGGCCACTGACGAAAACAACCCACCGGCTGCACGCATTCGCGCCCTCGAGTTATTGGGCAAGGTCACTGAGGTGGCGGCATTCACTGAGCGGCGGGAGCAGACAGTTATTCACAGCAGTGAGGCGCTTAAACAGCAGATTATGGATAGGCTCAAGAACCTCACAGCAATCGATATCACGCCCATAGACGCATCCAATATCGCTGATGGTGCTGAGTCATTAGCCGCTGAATTAAACGCAGCAGAGAGCGCCATACAGGTCGAGGATGGGGGTTTAAATCAGGGTCAGGACGACCCCACCGAGGGGGCACCACCCGACTCAGAGTAGGAGTCCCGTGGCTCGTCTATACACATTAATCCACACGAACTACTACTCTCTTTTCACCACAGGTGCATATCACATCACCCTGTTGCATATCATATGCAATAGGTGCATATGAAATCACACAGGTGCATATGAAATCAAATAGTGGCATATACATATGAACACATTTATGCGGACCCACCCCCTTGTCTTTTTTTGTCCAAAAGGGTGGGGGGTATATATTTTTGAAAACCACCCCCGGCGAGAGTGTCTATGACGCCTAGGCAGAAAGAAGTATTTTTGGTGATTGATGAGTGGTGGAAGAAGTACGGCTACTCCCCTTCCATTGATGAGGTGATGTACGTGCTTGGCACTAAGGGCCGGGGAAATATCCACCGCATCATCAACAATCTGGTGGCGCTAGGCGCTCTTAAGAAGTTGCCGAGGAAGCAGAGGACCGTGCGTCCGAAGGGAATCAACTTCCGGAGTCTTGAGTGATGGAATTTTTGTTCTTAATCGCCTTTATGGTTGCTGTGCTTTTGTTGATATATGGCAATGACTGACCTTAGTAGTCTTATTAGTCAGATTGAACTGCTCCCGCCCGACGAACAGGAGCAGATGCTGCTGCTTCTCAAGGAGTACACGGACGCTGCCGAGCGTGAGAAGTGTCACAACTCATACATGGCGTTCGTAAAACGTATGTGGCCGGGGTTTATTTCTGGCAGACATCATCAACTAATGGCCAAGGCGTTTGAAAGGGTGGCAAATGGCGAACTCAAGAGGCTCATCATTAATATGCCGCCACGGCACACGAAGTCGGAGTTTGCTTCATACCTACTCCCGGCTTGGTTTCTTGGTCGCTCTCCGGGCAAGAAGGTTATTCAAACGTCGCACACGGCTGAACTCGCTGTTGGGTTCGGGCGCAAGGTACGTAACTTGGTGGACTCTGATGCTTACAAATCAGTTTTTCCGGGTGTTGGCCTACAACATGACTCAAAGGCTGCTGGCCGTTGGGCTACTAGCGGCGGCGGGGAGTATTTTGCTATTGGTGTCGGCGGTGCTGTGACCGGTAAAGGTGCGGACCTACTCATCATTGATGACCCGCACAGCGAACAAGAGGCCAAATTAGCGGCCAATGACCCCGGCATCTTTGATTCTGTGTACGAATGGTACACATCCGGTCCCCGTCAGCGTCTGCAACCGGGCGGTGCCATCGTAATCGTGATGACCCGCTGGTCCCTGAAAGACCTAACGGGCCGCGTTATTCAATCTTCTATCGAGGATGACCGCGTAAATGAATGGGAAGTTATCGAACTACCAGCGATTTTACCGTCTGGTAAGCCACTCTGGCCTGAGTTTTGGTCAATTACCGAACTTGAGGCGCTCCGTCAAGAGTTGCCGCTGTCCAAATGGTCTGCGCAGTATCAACAAAAGCCGTCTGGCGAAGAAGGCGCAATCATTAAACGCGAATGGTGGCAGATTTGGCCGGATGACCACCCTCCGCCGTGTGACTTCGTCATACAGTCTTGGGATACGGCTTTTACTAAGGGTGAACGGTCTGACTTTTCAGCCTGTACTACGTGGGGTGTCTTCTACAAGGATGAAGACAAACGCGATGCAAACATCATTCTTCTGGATGCATACAAAGAACGTCTGGAATTTCCGGAATTAAAGCAACGCGCCCACGAAATGTGGCAGGAATGGGAGCCTGACGCCTTCATTGTTGAAGCAAAAGCGGCTGGCGCACCCCTGATTTACGAATTACGACAGATGGGCATCCCCGTACAGGAATTTACACCCAGCCGTGGTAATGATAAAAACGTGCGTGTAAACGCAGTTTCGGATTTATTTGCATCAGGCAAGGTCTGGTGTCCACAAAAGCGCTGGGCACAGGAGTTAATTGAGGAAATGGCTGCGTTTCCATACGGCGAACACGATGACTTGACTGACTCCACAACTCAGGCGCTATTAAGATTCCGTCAAGGTGGATTTATTCGCTTACAATCCGACGAACCGGACCCAATTCAATGGTTTAAGCGTAAGCGCGCTTATTACTAATAGGTAAATTTCATGGCAACCAATTTTGAAAAGACCCCCATCTTTCCCGAACAGGAAGATGCCGAACCAATTGAAATTGAAATTGAAGACCCGGAGTCTGTAAAAATCGGTATTGGCTCAATGGAAATTGAAATCGAACCGGATGAAGAATCCGATGATGATTTTGACGCCAATCTGGCCGAATATCTGGACGAGTCGTATATGCAGTCGCTCGCCAGTGAATTGATTGGTGAATACAATGATGACCTGAATAGCCGCAAGGATTGGGAAACTACCATTCAAGAAGGAATGGATTTGCTGGGCCTGAAGGTCGAGGAAAAATCCGAACCTTGGGAAGGTGCCTGCGGTATCACGCACCCTATGCTGACCGAAGCAGTTGTCCGCTATCAGGCAGAAATGATTATGGAAACCGTGCCTGCACAAGGCCCGGTCAAAACGCAAGTTCTTGGCAAGGAAACCAAGGACAAGTTGGAAGCGGCAGAGCGCGTTGAAAACGACATGAACTACCGCCTGATGAATGAGATGCCGGAGTGGCGCACCGAACAAGAACGCCTCTACTGGTCGCAACCGCTCATGGGCAGCGCGTTTAAAAAGGTCTACTACGACCCCGGCCTCGGGCGTCAGACTTCAGTATTCGTAACGGCGGACGATATTGTTGTGTCGTATGGCGCTACATCGCTTCAGTCTGCCGAGCGCATTACTCACCGTATGCGCAAAAACAAGAATGAAATCAGGAAGTTACAAGTTTCTGGTTTCTACCGCGACATCGACTTGGGCGACCCGCCGCGTGATGTTGCAAATCTTCAGAAGAAGCGCAACGAACTGACCGGCATTGATGCTTTAAACGACACCCGCTATCGCCTGCTGGAAATGCATTGCTTCCTCGACCTCAAGGGTTATGAGGACGAAGATGACGGCGAGCAGACGGGTATCGCTTTACCGTATGTCGTGACCGTCAACGAAAGCACGAATGACATTCTTGCCATCCGCCGCAACTGGAGGGAAGACGATGAACTCAAGCAGGCCCGGATGCATTTTGTTCACTATCCGTACATCACTGGTTTTGGTTTTTACGGCTTTGGGTTGCTGCATCTTATCGGTGGCCATGCTCGCGGCGCTACCAGTTTACTGCGCCAGTTGGTTGATGCAGGCACTCTGGCGAATCTGCCGGGCGGATTAAAGTCGCGTGGTCTTCGCATCATTGGCGATGACACCCCGATTGCTCCGGGCGAATTCCGTGATGTTGACGTTCCGGGTGGTGCCATCCGCGACAACATCCTTCCCCTGCCCTACAAGGAACCCTCTCAGACGCTCTCAGCGCTCCTTAACGCGATTGTAGAAGAGGGTCGAAGGTTCGCCTCCATCTCCGACCTAAAAGTGTCTGATATGTCGTCTCAGGCGCCCGTAGGCACCACGCTTGCAATCCTTGAACGCACCCTAAAGGTGATGAGTGCAGTTCAGGCGCGTGTGCATTACGCGATGAAGGAGGAGTTTAAACTTCTGTCGGCAATCATCCGTGACTTTACTCCGGAAGAATACGACTACGAAGTGGATGACGCCCCGCGTCAGGTCAAGCAGTCTGACTACGACCAGACCGACATCATTCCGGTGAGCGACCCGAATGCATCAACCATGTCGCAACGCATCGTGCAGTATCAGGCTGCACTGCAACTTGCACAGGGCGCACCGCAGATTTATGACCTACCGGCTCTGCACCGTCAGATGCTGATGACTTTAAACATCAAGAATGCTGACAAGTTAGTTCCCACCGGAGATGACATCAAGCCTGCCGACCCGGTCAGTGAAAATATGTCGCTGATGGTTGGCAAGCCGGTCAAGGCATTCTCCTACCAAGACCATGAGGCGCACATTCAAACGCACATGGCCATGCTGCAAGACCCGAAGATGCAGCAGATTGCTGGTCAGTCGCCGCTGTATGCACAGATGATGACTTCGGCTCAGGCGCACATTGCTGAACACTTAGGCTTCGCGTATCGCCAGAAGATTGAAGAGATGATTGGTGCGCCGCTGCCGGTAGATTCGGAACGCCTTCCGGAGGATGTGGAGTTCCAAGTTTCCAAACTCATTGCTGCCGCTGCACAGAAACTGCTCGAAAACAATCAGGCAGAGGTTCAGCAACAGCAAAACGAACAGACTATGCAAGACCCCTTGGTTCAGCAAGCCATGCGCGAACTTGAAATCAAGGAAGCAGAAGTGCAACGCAAGGCACGCAAGGATGAGGCCGAACTGGCCCTCAAGGCGCAAGAAGCGCAAATGCGTGATGAGCGCGAACGGCAACGGATGCAGACCCAGAAGCAAATTGCTGAAGGGCAGGCGCAAACCAAGTTTGTCGAAACCGCCACAACTCTCAAATCCAAGGAGTTGATTAAGGGCGCTGAAATTGGAGCGGAGTTATTAAATGCAAGAACTCGAATATCTGACAAAAAAGATTAACGACGAAATTAAAAGTCATCACGAATTCATTGCGCGAGATAACTGCAAGGATTTTGCGCATTACAAATACTTGTGCGGACTCATTCGGGGTCTGGAGGTCGCGCAGGAGTACGTCACAGACCTCGCGAAAAAGGTAAAAAATGACTGAACTTGCAGAAGTCAATGAAGTAAGCGAAGAGGACCGTGCAAAGCAATTGCCGGAACCCAAGGGCTACAAGATTCTTTGTGCCCTACCTGAAGTTGAAGACAAGTTTGCAAACGGTATTTTGAAGGCCGACACCACGGTGCGGCTTGAAGAACACTCGTCTGTAATCTTGTTTGTCCTGAAAATGGGTCCGGATTGTTATAAGGACAAAGACCGTTTTCCTAGCGGCCCGTATTGCAAGGAAGGCGACTTTGTTATGACCCGCGCTTATTCAGGCACTCGCTTCAAGATTCATGGCCGTGAGTTTCGTCTGATTAATGACGACACGATTGAAGCGGTTGTGGACGACCCGCGTGGTTATACACGTGCATAAACGCTATATAGCGCGAAAGGAAAATTATGTCTGAGAATCAAAACTTTGACGTTGAACCTCCGGAAGATGAGTCTATTCACGTAGACATCGAAGCGGATGGCAATGAAATCGATATTGAAGTTGTCGATGACACTCCGCCCGAGGACCGAGGCCGGAAGCCTCTGGAAAAAGACCCCGACGTTTCTGACGATGAGTTGCAGCAATACTCAAAGGGCGTTCAGGAACGTATTAAAGAACTGCGTCATGGGTATCACGATGAACGTCGCGCCAAAGAATCGGCGGAACGCGAGCGTGAGCAAGCAGTTCAAATGGCACAACAAATCCTTGAGGAGAATAAGCGCCTCAAGGGTACGCTCAAGCAAGGCGAGGCCGCATATTTAGAAGCCGCAAAACAAAAGGCTTCAATTGAATATGAAGTTGCAAAACGAAAGTTGCTTGAAGCCAAATCTAATGGCGATATTGAGGGCGAAGTTGAGGCCCAAGAAGAGTTTCTTTCTGCGCAATTAACCAAACAAAAATTGGATGCGTATGAAAATAATTCTTTACAAACGCAAGAATATGATTTAAATACGCAGCAAGAAGTTAATCGACCCAAGCAAGTCGATGCTAGAGCAGAGGCTTGGCACCGTGCCAATCCTTGGTTCTGGAAGGACAGGGTAATGACCGGTGCCGCGCTTGGGTTGCATGAAGATTTGGTCAGTTCGGGTTATGACCCGCGCAGTGATGATTATTATCGGGAACTAGATTCCCGCCTCCGTGACCTCTTTCCGGGTCGCCTAAAGGCCGAAGCGCCTGAGAAGCCGGAAAAGAAGCGTCCGCCTACAGTGGTGGCGTCTGCTAACCGCAGTAACCCATCCAAAAAAGTTACGTTGAGTGCATCAGAAGTTGCGCTCGCAAAACGACTTAACATCCCCGTAGAAGTCTACGCAAAGCAAAAACTTGAATTGGAGAAGCGCAATGGATAATCGTCGCCCGCGTGGTTTTGAGGCCCGTGAAAGTACGGAACGTGCGAAGTCTTGGGCACCGCCCTCGTTACTTCCCACCCCTACGGAACAACCCGGCTGGCGTTTTCGTTGGATTCGCACCAGTTTGTTAGGTGCCGCTGACCCAAAGAATGTGAGTTCGCGTTTTCGCGAGGGCTGGGAGCCGGTTAAGTTGGTTGACCATCCGGAACTTAAGTTGTCTGGCAACGTTAATGGTAACGATGGCGACAACGTTGAAATCGGTGGTTTAACTCTTTGTAAGATTCCAGAGGAGATGGTTGTTCAACGTAATGCTTACTACAGCAACGTTAACCGTCAACAAATGGATTCTGTTGAACAAAGTTATATGCGTGAAAATGACCGCCGCATGGCAAAGTTCTCCGAACGGAACTAAGCGGCATTTCAATCAATTAGGAGTCAAAAAATGGCTTACCCGACTGTTTCTGCCCCTTATGGGCTAAAGCCGGTGAATCTGATTGGCGGACAAGTGTTTGCGGGTTCGACCCGTATGTTCCCGATTGCCAGTGGCTACAACGCTAACCTGTTTTATGGTGATGTTGTGCAACTGACGACGGACGGCACCCTTGTCGCTAACGGTACCACCAGTGGCACTTCGGCAACCGCTGGCATTGTTGGCGTGTTCCTCGGCTGTCAATACACCAACCCCTCGACCAAGCAAACGGTTAATGCGCAATATTGGCCGCAAAACACTGTTGCTTCGGACGCTATCGCTTATGTGAGCGATGACCCGGATGCAATTTTCCAAGCCGTTGTCTGTAGTTCTGGCACCACGATTGTTAACGTTGGTCAATGGGCTGTTGGCAAGAATGCTGGTTTGCTGCAAAACACCGGTTCGACCTCGACGGGCAATTCGGCTGTTGCTGTTGGCGGCGCTGCTCCGGCTGCTTCTGCCAAGATTATGCGGATTGTTGGAATCGTTCCGGAATCGGACGTTACTACTACCGCTTCTGGCACCACTAGCGGTTCTAGCACTACCGTAACTCTTGCTGCTGCAAACTCGGCAATTACGCCCTACATGAGCGTAACTGGCACTGGTATCACTGCTGGCACTTATGTTTCGGCAATCTCTAGCACTAACCTCACTCTTTCGGTTGCAGCCAACCTTGCGTCGGCTACCACCCTGACGTTTGAAGGTTCGCCGGAAGTGCTGGTTAAGTTTAACTTCGGTTGGCATTCGTACTACAACGGTACGGGCGCTGCTGTTGCGACCTAATAGGAGCGAATCATGGCTATTTCTCGTGCCCAGTTACTGAAGGAACTCCTGCCGGGTCTGAACGCCCTGTTTGGCATGGAGTACAAGCGCTACGGCGAAGAGCATAAGGAAATCTACGAAACTGAAACTTCGGAACGTTCGTTCGAAGAAGAAGTCAAGTTGTCGGGTTTCTCGGCTGCTCCGGTTAAGAACGAAGGCCAAGCCATTGCGTATGACAATGCGCAAGAAGCATGGTCCACCCGTTATAACCACCAGACCATTGCCCTTGGCTTCTCCATCACCGAAGAAGCAGTTGAAGATAACCTGTATGACTCGCTGTCGGCGCGTTACACCAAGGCTCTGGCCCGTGCAATGTCGTACACCAAGCAAGTCAAGGCTGCTGCGGTTATCAACACCGGCTTCTCGTCGTCCTATCCGGGCGGTGATGGCGTTTCGCTGTTCAACACCAGCCACCCGTTGGTTTCGGGCGGTGTAAACAGCAACACCCCGGCTACCCAAGCCGACCTGAACGAAACCTCGCTGGAAAGCGCTGTTATTCAAATCGCTCAGTGGACCGATGAACGCGGCCTGCTGATTGCTGCGAAACCGCGCAAGTTGGTTGTTCCGACTGCGAATATGTTCGTTGCTACCCGCCTGCTGGAGACTGAACTCCGCGTCGGTACGGCTGACAACGACATCAACGCCATCAAGAACAACGGCTCGATTCCGGAAGGCTACACCGTCAACCACTTCCTGACCGACCCGGACGCATGGTTCATTGTGACCGACGTTCCAAACGGCATGAAGCACTTTGAGCGTACGCCGCTGGCTACCTCGATGGACGGTGACTTTGATACCGGCAACGTGCGTTATAAGGCCCGCGAGCGTTATTCGTTCGGCTGGTCGGACCCGCTCGGTATGTTCGGTTCGCAAGGCGCTTGATGATGTAAATAAAGAGGGGTGGCTTAATCGCCACCCCTTTTTTATTTTGTCTGTTTGGTGTAATTTAAACCCTACTAGGGTATTAACCTTATCGACTGACCTAGCAGACTTTGTAGAGACGATAAGGTGATGTGCTACAACACGAAAGGATTTTAAAATGGCTCGTACAACTTTTTCTGGCCCGGTAGCCTCTGATGATGGCTTTATCGGGAATATCACTGGCAATGTAACTGCTACCACTGTTAGTGCTACCACTGTTAGTGCTACTGGCAATATCACTGCCGATAGCGATGTGGCAGTTGTTGCTGGCGGTGCTGCCGCTTTCCTTGCAACTACTACTGCCGGTCTTGGCATTTATGTTGGCTCGGGCGCACCGACTGTGTCGGCTGCTCAAGGCTCGCTGTACATCCGTACCGATGGTTCTTCGACTAGCACCCGCCTGTATGTAAATACGACCGGTTCGACG